GGACATGAAAGTTACATGGATCCCAATATAACCTTTAACAACCTGTATAGTGAAGGAGAGACAGAAGAGTAATGGCAACATCAAGTAGCAAGAATTTTGAGCTAGACGTAGCTGATTACGTTGAAGAAGCATTTGAAAGATGCGGTTTAGAAATGAGAACCGGGTATGATCTAAAGAGTGCTACTCGTAGTCTCAATCTAATGTTGGCTGAATGGGCAAACAGAGGGTTAAACCAGTGGACCATAGCTGAAAAAACAGTAGCCATGGTCAAAGATACTAAGACCTACAATGTTGATAGTACAAATGCTACGGCACCAATAGACGTATTAGATGTATTTATCAGAGAAACAGTAAGCTCAGAAACTACGGACATACCAATGACCAGGTTAAGTAGAGCTGAGTATTCGCACATAACTACAAAGTCTACTACCGGCAAACCAAATCAATTTTTTGTAAATAAACAAACAACCCCGACAATATCAGTTTGGCCAGCACCAGACAAATCGAGCACCTATACAGTACACATGAACGTACTTACGAGGATGGACGATGCAGATGTGGGCGCAAATACACTAGATCTGCCGTTCAGATTTTACCCTTGTTTGGCAGCTGGCCTCGCTTACTATATATCTATGAAAAGGGCACCAGAAAGAACAAATACCCTCAAAGCAATATACGAAGACGAGTTTCAAAGAGCTTTATCCCAAGACGAAGATAGAGCATCATTTAAGATACAACCTAATTTAAGGAGTTATAACAACGCGTAATGGCTTTTGCATCTGGAAAATATAGTTACGGGATCTGCGACATTACCGGTTTCAGATACAAACTAAAAGATATGCGTATGACTTGGGATGGGTTATTAGTTGGTCCAGATCAATATAGTCCAAAACACCCACAGTTAATGCCTAAACCAGCTCCCCAGGATCCACAGGCAATAAGAAATGCAAGGCCAGACATAGCGGACGATAATAATGCTTTTTTGGTTTATACTAACGTGGGTGATGGCAAACTAGGATCAGTGTTAGATACATTTTCTATCGCGTCCGCAGTCGGCGAGGTTACAGTAACAACATGAGTTTTACATTAGCAACATTAAAAACAGCTATACAGGATTATCTTGAGGTATCGGAGACTACCTTTACTAATCAACTAGATACATTCATCAAAGAATCAGAAGACAGAATATTCTCTTTTGTTCAATTACCAGAGCAAAGAAAAAACGTACAAGGAACTTTAACAAGCGGTAACAGATTCTTGGCTACGCCGTCAGACTTTTATGCGTCTATGAGTGTGGCTATAATAAACTCTGATACTTACGATTATTTGGATTTCAAACATCCCTCGTTTATAAAAGAGTTTTCCCCTGGCACAACCCAGGGAACCCCTAAATATTATTCTTTATTTGATGATACTGCGTTTGAAATTTCACCAATCCCGGATGCAAACTATACAGTCGAAGTACATTATTTAAACAAACCAACTTCTCTAACCAGTGGTAGTGACAGTGGTACAACATTTTTATCTACAGATTATGCAGATGCTTTGTTGTATGGAGCTTTAGTTGAGGGAGCAATCTTTCTCAAAGAGCCAGCCGAAGTCGTTGCCCAACTAGAGGGGCGATTTAAGGAGGCAATAGCTCGTATGAAAAATACATCAGAAGGTCGTGGCACACGCGACGAGTACAGATACGATTCAGTCCGCACAAGCGTGACTTAATGGTATTAGAACATTTAGAAGGTAAATCCGTAGCAATAATTGGCCTGGGTGTGTCACAGGTAGATTTTGCTATAGGTCTTGAAAACTCAAGTGAATGGGATGAAATATGGTGCATAAACTCTGCTGGCTTGGTATATCCAGCTGACAGAATCTTTGCATTAGATCCAGCTAGTCGGTTCTTTGATTCAGATGACGCTGGCAAACAAACAAACGCTATGATTAAACTCATGTCGGAGTCTGATGTTCCCATATACACTTGTGAGGAAGATCCTAGAATCAAAAATCCAGTGAGATACCCTGTAGAAGATGTGTGTAACGCGACCAAATGCGCTTACATGAACACAACAGTAGCTTTTGCCATAGCTTACGCTTTATACAATAAAGTCGGCAGAGTAGATCTTTTCGGTATAGATTTTTCATATAAAGAAAACATGCACTTTGCAGAAGCGGGCAGAGCTTGTGTTGAGTTTTGGATTAGTAAATGTATGAGCGAAGATATAATTGTTGGCATAAGTGGCAGATCTACAGTTTTAGATTCTAATGTACCAGCAACAGAAAAACTTTATGGTTTTCATAGACTGGACAAACCTCTAGTAGCTGTACCACATGAAGGTAGGTTTTTGATTGGACCTTTTGATGAAATCAACGAGCAGCTAGAAAAGATAGGTCTTAAAATTAATGAGGATGTTGTACCACCAGAACCATACAAGGGGTGACTATGAGCAATAAGGGTGATTTTGTACTAGGTAATATTGAGGTTCATTCAACACAGAACAAAGGACACGATCCTGAGTTTTGGGCAACACAGGCCACAAAAAAGATAGTCAGCATTTCTGACGATGCGCCAGAGCATATCAAACAACAAGCGGTAGCTTTTCAAAACCAAGTTTATACTGTAATCTTGTATTCAATGAAGAACGCGATTAAGTCGCAAAACACGACTTATTCGAATATACTAAGAGAACAAGGCCATGAAGACATGGCTAAAATATTGAAGGAGCTATAATGGCAATAACATCTGCAATATGCACAAGTTTTAAACAAGAACTACTTGTTGAAGGGCATAATCTTACAAATGGTGCTGACAGTATCAAACTAGCGCTTTATACAAGCTCTGCAACTTTGGGAGCAAGTACAACAGCTTTTGTGACTACCGGGCAAGCCACAGGAACTAATTACAGCTCTGGCGGTAGTGCTTTGACCAATGTTACGCCTACAACTTCTGGCACAACTGCTATAGTTGATTTTGCGGATCTTACATTTGGTACGGCTACTGTTACAGCTAGAGGGTGTTTGCTTTACAACACAACCAATTCTAATAAAGCTATTGCTGCAATAGATTTTGGTGGAGATAAGACATCAACGGCTGGTGATTTTACGATTGTATTTCCAGCTGCAACTGCAACTGGAGCCATTATCAGATTGGCTTAGAGTGCAATAGGATATGTTAGAATCTAACTATGCCTCTAACCAAATTAAATTTTAAACCCGGAATCAATAAAGAGGAAACCGACTACTCTAATGAGGGCGGTTGGGTAGATGGCGACAAAATAAGATTTCGTAAAGGCCGTGTAGAAAAGATAGGCGGCTGGGAAAAGTTTTCTCCTTCTTCTATTATTGGTTCAGCAAGAGCCTTGCACTCCTGGATTTCATTAGGAGGCAGTAAATATTTAGGTATAGGAACTACAAATAAATATTATGTAGAGCAAGGTGGAACTTACAATGATGTTACACCTATTCGTAAAAATACCACTAATGCTGCTACTTTTGCAGCTACCAATGGCTCATCAACTGTTACAGTCACAGACGCAAGCCATGGCGCGGTAAATGGTGATTTTGTAACCTTTAGTAGCGCTGTTTCTCTGGGTGGTAATGTTACAGCTACAGTTTTAAACCAAGAATATCAAATAGATCTTGTCACCGGGACAAACACATACACAATTACCGCAAAAGACACGTCTGGAGCAACAGTTACCGCTAATGCTAGTGATTCTGGTAATGGTGGATCTGCAACTGACGCAGCCTACCAAGTAAATTCTGGTTTAGACGTGTATGTTGAATCTACAGGTTGGGGTGTTGGTACTTGGGGAGCTGGAGGTTTTGGTTCAGCATCCTCTTTGTCAGCTCAAAATCAACTTAGACTTTGGACACATGATAATTACGGAGAAGATTTAATTATGAATGTCCGAGGTGGTGGCATATATAGATGGAAAGAAAACGATGGACTTTCGACTAGAGGAGCGGAGCTATCTGGAATTACAGGGGCAAACCTTGTACCTACAGTTGGTCTACAAGTTATAACCTCAGAAACAGACAGACATTTGATAGTATTGGGAGCAGACGCAATAAGTGGTAGCTCAAGAACTGGAACTATAGATCCCATGTTAATAGCGTTTAGCGATCAAGAAAACGAGTTACAGTTTGAACCATTGTCTACTAATACGGCTGGATCTTTAAGACTATCTTCTGGTTCTTCTATTGTTGGAGGTTTGAAGGCTAGACAAGAAGTATTAGTTTGGACCGATACCTCTTTATATTCGATGAATTTTATTGGACCACCATTGACTTTTGCAGTAAATCTTATTAATGAAGGTGCTGGACTAATTGGTCCAAAAGCTGCCGTCAACTCACCGAAAGGTGTGTTTTACATGTCTAAAAAAGGGTTTTATTTTTACAATGGAGCTGTTCAAAAACTACCCTGTTCTGTGCAAAATTATGTTTTTTCAGATCTTGATGAAAGTCAGGCTTACAAGTGTTTTGGTGGTTTGAACGAAGAGTTTTCAGAAATTTGGTTTTTCTATCCATCGATTACAGATAATGAAACAGAAATATCCAGGTACGTTATTTATAATTACGAAGAAAATAGTTGGAGTATAGGATCTTTGGAAAGATATAGCTGGCTTGCTGCGGGTGTATTAAATAGACCTATATCTGGTGGTGAGGCTACTTCTACAAAATATTTATACGAACACGAGAAAGGATCTAACAATGACACAAGTTCTATGGATGGTGTGTTTATAGAATCAGCCGATATAGATATTACAGATGGTGACAATTTTGTGTTCTTGAAGAAAGTATTACCAGATATACTTTTTATTAATGACGTTGGCACAAGTCAAACAGGTGCGGTAAATATAGTTGTGAAGCGTAGAGATTTTAGTAATCAAACTTTATCCACAGACTCAACCACACAAGTTACGGCCAGCAGCACGTTCGGATCTTTAAGATCTAGGGGTAGACAGTTTGTGCTTAGGTTTGAATCAGACGACGACAATAGTGAAAGTGATAGAAAGAATTATAAGTGGAGACTAGGCAACACAAGAGTTGAAGTACAACCATCTGGTAGGAGATAAATGAGCAAACTACTCCAAACCAGGTTACCGCTTGCAGATGGCCAGAGCGTTACTGCGGACACATTTAACAGATTAATTAGGATCCTGGAATTAAATTTAGGATCTGTAGATCCAAATGCGGTCCAGATCTTTAATTCAACAGAGATTAGCGAATTGCAATTTGCTACCGGAGCGATTATATTTAACTCTACAACAGAGGTTCACCAAGCGTTTGATGGCACTGAATTTAGGAACCTGTACGAACATCAAACTTACTTGACTGGATTGTCTGTTACAATGAGTTTAGGGACAGTAACAGTGAGTACATAATGAGCGCATTAGAAGACAGTTTAAGATCAGTATATAAATTACCACAAATAGGAACGGGTGCTAGAGGTTTAGATTATGGAAGCGGTCCAATGGATGCTGCCTCGACATTTTTACAAAAAGCTCAAGAGCAACCAGAGCTGCAAAACACACCTGAGTTTCAAGTAGCAACAGCTATGACAGAAATGCCAGAAGAACCAGAGCTTTCTGCCGAAGATCAAGAATTATTAGACAAACTATTGCAACAAGAGGCTGTCATTGATGCAGCTCCTTTAGGACAGCTGACACAAGAGCTGAGAGGGCAAGGCATGGAGGAAGATACGGAGATCGCTCACGTTCGTCTCGGTGAGGTTGTTTTGCCAACTCAGTTTTTAGAAGACGAAAAATTTGCGTCTGCGGTAGATACCAAATTTAAAGAATCTGGAGTGGATCCAGAAGATTTTGTCGTTGGAGGTATTAGTCCAATGATGAAACCAGATCGATTCAATCCAAACACGGGAGCTCAACAGTTTTTCCTCAAAAAGCTCGCTAAAGGCTTAAAAAAGGTAGTTAAGAAGGTAGCGCCTTATGCTGGTTTGATCGCAGCTCCATTCACTGGTGGTGCCTCAGCAGCCTTAATTGGTGGTATCGGAGGAGCTATCGGTGGTGGCGGAATCAAAGGTGCACTGAAAGGTGCGGCCCTGGGTGGCGCTGGATCTGCTTTGTTTGGTGGCGCGGGCGGTGCTGGTGGCGGTATAAGCAAGTTTTTTAATCCAGCAAAAGGTAGCACGGGAATCTTTGGTGGACAACTTGGCCCCAACATTAGAAGTGGTATTGGTGGTTTATTTAAAACTCCAGACTTTAACCCCGCTTCTGGTCAAATTTCTGGTGGCGGTATTTTTGGTAGAGCAAAAGAATTTATATTACCTGGACAAGACCAAAGAGGATTGTTTTCAAATCTTTTTGGTGCTGGTGCACCGCAACAATCTGTTGATGATATAGCTAATAATGTGCCAGGCGCAAAAACGAGAGTTGAAAGACTTAGAGCAGAAGGACTATCTGATGCAGAAATTATGAAAGACTTACAGTTTTCTGGTTATGCCCCAACTTCTCGACCAGGCGTTCTCAGTGGTTTAATTAGTGGTGGCGGTGCTGACGGCGTAGGCAACTTCGGACGTTTAGGTGATTTTTTAGGTGGAGCTGGCGGAGCTGGCGTAGCTGGAGGAGGCGGAGGCGGCTTTGGCAACTTTGCTAAAATGGCTGGTATCGGAGCTTTATCTGCTGGTTTAGGTAAGTTGGCTTATGAAGACGCACAAAAACAAAAAGGCGTGGCTTTGACACCATTAACAACCATGAGTCCTACAGGCCGATACAACATAGAAGCTGAGATAGCTAGAAGAATGGGACAACAAAGACCTAACCCGGTTGAGTTTGGTTTATTACCAGAAGGCACTTTACCTCAGTTATCCGGTGGACAACCAAGAATGGCTTCACTAGGCGGTGCCATAGAAGAATTACAAGGCGGTATGGCTAGAGGTATGATGCGCGGAGGAGGAGTTATGGCCTTTGCACAAGGCGGAGCC